ATCATAGATGCGGGTGTTGAGCTTAAGATGCGCTGTCCTATGGATGCAGAGTATCGTGTTGGTTATAATTGGAGCTCGACACATTAATTATTTTACGATAAGACTTTACAGGAGGTTGAATACATGCTATAATATTACTATAAAGTTAAATAATTAATTAACTTTCAATGAATTACGTTTAATGTAATCTAAAGAATGTAACATAATCTTAATAGTTAAATACAAAGGTAAATTAATATGAACGATAAACCAGTAGTAGTATCATGTGAACTTCATTGGCCATTCTTGAACAAGCCTAACGATATGTCAGGTAAGTATCAGGTGGACATCAGTAAGCTATCCTCAAAGGCAGTTGAAGTACTGTCCTCTATGGGCATTGCAGTTCGCAACAAGGGCGATGATCGCGGTAACTATGTTACTGTTAAGTCAAACAACCCAATCAAACCTGTCTTCTCTGCTACAGACGAGGTAGACTCTTCACTCATAGGTAATGGTAGTAAAGCTAACGCCGCTATCAAGCCTTATCATTGGGACTTTAAAGGCAAGCAAGGTACATCAGCGAGTCTATCCAAGCTTCTCATTACTGAGGTAGCTGTGTATGATAAGGATGGAGATGGCGGAGCTATCGACATGGATGATGTAATCTAATGTTACTCATTGATGCCGACATTCTAAGTTATAGAATAGGCTTTGCCTGTCAAGACGAGACAGCGGAAACAGCGTTCTCTCAATTGAATAACTTGGTGTTGGATATATTGGTACGGAGCTGTGATGATGCGGCTCCTTATCAACTTTACCTAACAGGCAAAGGAAACTTTAGGAATGATCTTGCCACGATCAGACCATACAAAGGAACTAGAACATCTGAGAAGCCCTCCCACTTCTACTTGTTAAGAGATTACATGATAGATAACTGGGATGCTATTGTTGTTGAGGGTCAGGAAGCTGATGATGCTATCGCTATCGAGGCAACCTCTCAGGGTAAGGACACTGTGATAGCTAGTGTAGATAAGGACTTTCTTCAAGTACCTTGCAGACACTTCAATCTAACTAAGTATGAGTGGTCTGTGGTTGATGAGTGGGAAGGTCTTTACTTTCTATACAAGCAAATGCTTACAGGTGACCGAGTAGATAACATACAAGGTTGCGTAGGTATCGGTGAAGTAAAAGCGACAGCCGCTCTTGAGTGGTGTGAAACAGAAGAAGACCTATACCAAGCTGTCTTGACCTGTTACAAAGGTGATGTAGAAGCAGTGTATGAAAACGCCAGACTGCTTTACCTACGCAGGTATGAAGATGAGTGGTGGGTAGACCCTAACTTACGAAAGGATGAGCACAACTCTAAGAACCCTATCGGAGGATTACCGCCACAACCCCCGTCTTCAGCAGACATCGACACTAAAGAGAAGCTTCAAGTAAGGGTAGGATAATGGCAAAGAAACCCAGAGTACCTAGAACTAGAGCAGGAGGTAAGTGGACAGAGGCAAGGTATTGGGGATTCATACGTTCAGCGTTAAGAGATGCGAACCGTAGATTCCCACCTAGATATGCCGCTAAAGCACTGGCTAAGAAAGCAGTAGTTGGTAAGCGGCATCGCTTCGAGTTCCAATGTGCTTGTTGTAATGAGTGGTTTAAGGATAAAGAAGTACAAGTAGACCACATCGTACCTGCGGGTACATTACGCAAGTATGAAGACCTCCCTAAATTTGTAGAGAATATGTTCTGTGAAGTTGATGGATTACAGGTGTTATGTAAACCCTGCCATCAGGAGAAGACAAACGCAGAGCGTGAGGAGCGTAAATCAAATGACAGTTAGACACTTAGTAATACCAGATACTCAATGTAAACCAGATCAATCCTTCGACCATCTTGAGTGGGCAGGTAAGTACGCCGCCGCCAAGAAACCAGAAGTAATTGTACATCTCGGCGATCATTGGGATATGCCTAGTCTTTCAATGTATGATGTAGGTAAGAAGTCCTTCGAGGGTAGACGCTACACCAACGACATCGAGGCAGGGCACAGAGGTATGGAAGCATTCCTACGTCCGATCAGGGCAGAGCAACAAAGGCTACGTCAGAACCGCAAGAAAGTATGGAACCCTCGTCTTGTGTTTCTAGTAGGCAACCATGAACAACGCATCGAACGTGCTATTGAGAACGATGCCAAGCTAGATGGCTTGATAGGGTACGAAGACTTTAAGCTTGATGAATATGGTTGGGAAGTGTATGACTTTCTAGAACCTGCCATCATTGATGATGTAGCGTACTGCCACTACTTTACTAGTGGTGTCATGGGTAGACCAGTAAGTAGCGCACGATCTATGCTAACCAAGAAACACCAAAGCTGTATAATGGGACACGTTCAAGATAGAGAGTGTGCCTATTCCAAGAAAGCAGACGGTACTAGAATCACAGGATTGTTTGCAGGGATATATTATGCCCATGATGAGGACTATTTAAATCATCAGACCAACGGAAGTTGGAGTGGAATATGGATGTTACACGAAGTTAATAAAGGACAGTTTGATGAGATGCCAGTATCAATGTCCTATTTGGAGAAGAAATATGGCACTAACATTTAATGATATATGCGAACGTCTTAAACATCTAGACGAAATCACACTACTAGAAGTATTAGATATAGCTAGTGAAGATATTGTTGATAAGTTCAAAGATAAGATTGAAGACAGATACGAAGAACTTGAGGAGGAATTGGAATGAGTATTGATGATGCTACCCCCGCAGAGTGGGATAGAGTTGCAGGTAAAGGACACTCTGCCGCCTTTCTTAGCTATAAGAACATGGCTGAGAAGGAGGCTAGAGAGATAAACTCAGCGGTAGAAGAACCACCGCATTATAACAAAGGTGACGTTGAGTGTATTGATGCTATTAGGGCATCTATGGATAGGACATCTTATAGTGGTTATCTAAAGGGCAACACCTTAAAGTACCTTTGGAGGTACACATACAAGAAGAAACCTTTAGAAGACTTACGTAAAGCTAAGTGGTACTTAGATAAACTAATAGAAGAACAGGAATAATTATGAAGGTTATTGATGGTAAGTTCGACAAGGAAGCCGCCACTACTCTTGAGAAATTAAGAGCCGCTGTAGATAGCTTACAGCTAAGAGAAGATGACACAGATACAGAGTTCTTCATAGTGGCGTACAATAAGGAAGGTTACCTAACAATAGGAACTAGCGTAAGTATTGCTGAATCTATATTCTTAATAGAGTCAGCCAAGCTAGGCCTATTGTCGGGAGAGCCGACCACTTCAGAATATCTACAATAGGAGAATAGTATGTCAGGTAAAGGAAGCACTCCAAGACCTATACCAAACCCAGAGAAGTTTGAATCTAACTGGGATGCAGTATTCGGAAAGAAAGATAAACCCAAAGACAAATCAAAAGATAAAGAGGTAAAGAAGTAATGGACGTATATCAAAGTTATATTCACAAGAGTAGGTACGCACGTTATCTTCCTGAAGAACAACGAAGAGAAACTTGGGACGAGACAGTAGATAGGTATATCTCATTCTTTAAAGACAGAGGTGGTCTTGACAATAAGACAGGTGAGGAGCTGAGAGAAGCAATCACAAACTTAGAAGTTATGCCATCAATGCGAGCGTTAATGACAGCAGGTGACGCACTAGATAGAGATAACGTAGCAGGTTTTAATTGCAGTTACCTACCTATAGATCATCCTAAAGCATTCGATGAGATGATGTATGTATTAATGTGTGGTACAGGTGCAGGCTTTAGTGTCGAGCGTCAGTACATAAACAAACTGCCAGAAGTATCAGAGGATTTCCATGACACAGACACAATCATCCACGTATCCGATTCTAAGATTGGATGGGCTAAAGCCTACCGAGAACTTATCACAATGCTCTATAGTGGTCAGCTTCCTAAGTGGGACTTATCTAGAGTTCGAGCTTCAGGGGAACCCCTTAAAACCTTCGGTGGTCGAGCAAGTGGCCCTGAACCTCTCGAAGACTTGTTCAAGTTTACTGTTGAGGTCTTTCGGTCTGCCGCAGGTAGAAGACTCTCTTCCATCGAGTGCCACGATATCTGCTGTAAGATCGCACAAATCGTCATCGTTGGAGGAGTCAGAAGATCAGCTCTTATCAGTCTCAGTAACCTCACTGACGACCGCATCCGAAGAGCAAAGTCAGGACAATGGTGGTTAGATAATCCACAACGCGGACTAGCTAACAACAGTGCGTGTTACACAGAGAAGCCTGACTTCGAGGCGTTCTTAAACGAGTGGTCGAGTTTGTATGAAAGTAGAAGTGGTGAGCGTGGTTTCTTCAGCAGGGTAGCGAGTCAACGACAAGCTGAGAAAAACGGAAGACGAGATTCTAACTACGACTTTGGTACTAACCCTTGTAGTGAAATCATACTACGACCTAATCAGTTCTGTAACTTGTCAGAGGTTGTTGTCAGGGCAGATGATACAAAAGAAACATTAAAGAGAAAGGTACGCCTTGCAACAATACTAGGTACATTGCAGGCTACGCTGACAGACTTCAGATATCTACGTAGTAAGTGGAAACAGAACACTGAAGAAGAAGCACTGCTTGGAGTATCTATGACAGGTATCCAAGACTGTAAACTAACTAACGGAGCAAAGAATGGACTACCTAAACTACTTGAAGAGCTTAAAGCAGAAGCTGTGGGGACTAATAAAACGTGGGCACGAAAGCTTGGTATCAATCAAGCCACTGCAATTACTTGTGTTAAACCTAGTGGCACTGTGTCTCAGCTTGTTAACAGTGCTAGTGGTATTCACGGCAGATTCTCCCCTTACTACATTCGCCGCGTTCGTGCTGATGTTAATGACCCTTTATGTCGCGTACTTAACGATGCAGGAGTAGAGTCTGAGATAGATAATAGATCACCATCTACATTAGTATTTAGCTTCCCTCAAAAAGCACCGAAAGGAGCTGTGATGTCTGCGTCACAAACGGGAATGGAACAGTTGGAGTTATGGGATGTTTATCAGAAACACTGGTGTGAGCACAAACCATCTGTTACAGTCTATTATCGTGATAGTGAGTTCCTTGATATTGGTAGTTGGCTTTACAATAACTTCGATACTTGTAGCGGTGTTTCGTTCCTTCCTTTCAGTGAGCATTCGTATGAGCAAGCACCTTACGAAGAGATTAACAAAAAGAAATATGACGAGCTTGCTAAGAAGATGCCTAAAACAATTGAGTGGGACATCACAGAAGACAGCGACAAGACTGAAGGATCACAAACATTAGCATGTGTTGGAGGATCATGTGAGATTTAAGTAGATAAAAGAAAGCCCCTATACCATGACGGTGTAGGGGCTTTTTAGTGTGTCCTTACTTCTTGATAGTCTGCGCTATCTTCTCTCCACTTCGACCTACGACATAACCGCCAAGGCCTAATTGTAAAAGCATCCATGCTTCATCCCTGAGAGGGCTTGCTAGTAGTCCTAGCGAATCTCCAACAGCAAGTACCAAGAAGGTTAACATTGTTA